AAACTTATCAGCACTCTCATCCCATCCAATAAACCCATTGTTTCCTGTGGTTCCTCTTTCAAGGATAAGACCTAAATCATTTGAGTTCGCTCCTGTGTTTCCTGAACCTAATTCAATTAACGCATCAGCTATGTTTGTGTTAGTAGAATCAACAGTTGTTGTTGTACCATTAACAGTCAAATCACCTGTAACAGTTAAACCACCTGAAGTAGTGACTGTGACATCTGATGCATCACCAATAGTCACATCACTCGATATTAAAGGTAAAGCAGTTGCTGTTACATCAGCGTTTGTTGAGATACCTGATAACTTAGTTCTCTCAACAGAAGTAATTATAGCACCTGAACCAACTGAAGAAACATCAGAATGCGCAGTAACAGATATACTACCTAAAGCAGTAGTTACGTTTGCTGAATCAGTTACGTCTGCACTTGCTTCAATACCACTTAATTTAGTTCTTTCTGCACTTGTGATGATCGCACCTGAACCTGCACTTGTTACGTCATTATGTGCAGTTACTGAAATAGAACCTAAAGCACTTGTAACATTAGCTGAATCTGTAACATCAGCACTCGCTTCTATACCATCAAGCTTAGTCTTGTCCTCATCAGTCATAGCACCCCAAGCAGATGTAGTCGCTGCAGGAATTGATGCGTTTGTACCATCTGAAGAATTAACAACTAATGATGTTCCATTAGCAGTAGTAGATAGGTTTGTAGTTACGTTAGAAACTTTAGCATTGTTCGTTGCTACATTACTCTCTAAAGTATCTAAATCTACTGCTTGAGTGATTGTGATAAAATCTACCTTTGTTAATTGAGCAGAGGTTGCAAACTTGTTTGTTGTGCTTGTGTCATCAATATCATCAGCATCTAAAACCACTACTCCTGTCGCTCCATTAACAGAGGCAACATCACCACTAGCTGATATAGTAACACTATCTGATGCAGGTGTTGTTGTAATAGTAACATTACTACCTGCTACAAAAGTTAAAGTATCTGTCTTTTGATCTGCTACAACATCAGACTCTCCTGAAACAGCAATAGTAGAGAATGCGTTTTGGTTTGTTTCCCCACCACTACCTGCTGCTAAATCTTCCCAAGTTGTACCATCATAATATCTAAGAACATTTGAACTTGAGTTATAATAAATCTGTCCAGTGACAGGTGAACTTGGATTTGCTGATAAAACCTGAACAACTGCATTTTGCAGCTCATTTTGGTTTAGGTCTAAATTTGCTAAAAACTTTGGCATAATTGATTAATTTAAATACGCTTTACCTGAAAAGGCTGCTGTAAATGTTATTGTTATTTGTGTTATTGAATTATATGTTACGTTTCCTATTACTATATCATTTGCTGAATCCACTACTTCTACAGCAGGGAATTTATTTAGTGTATGATTGATAGTCCAAGTAGCAGATGCAGAAGATTGCGTAAAAACAAAGTTCTTGTCACCACTTACTTGTACAACACCTCCAGTCAATATAATATCAACCGAAAGATCTTTAGACACTACATTAGTAGTAACTTCGTTTCCAACTTCTGTTACATTTATATTTATAGCATCGCTAGGCTCTATTATATTTAATGTTTCCGCCATTATGTAGTTACGTCTTGAATAACTGTTATTTGACCTCTTAAGTATGTTTTCACCCTACCACCTGTGTATGATATCTGAAGATCATAATCATATATATCATCATCAAAATCAATAATAAAAGAAGTAGTTCTAAAAATACCAGCACTCTGATCAACCCATTCTAAGCCATCTCCAATAGTTAGTGTTTTTATTAGCGTTCCAGATATATCCTTTCTTATCTGCATCTTAGGAGTAGCACCTGTTAAATCTATCTCGTTGCCTACTTCTGATGAATCAGTAAAAAAGTTAAAAGTGATAATATCAAAAGAATCTCCCTTGTATTGATTGGGTATGTTATATCTTCTTGGCATTTTCTTTATCTTTTATTTTTAACAAAAAAGCTTTGAGCTTTTTTATGTTTTCATCTTTTGGTTTATACTTACCTCTCTTTTTTTTATCCATTATCCTAAATAGAATGAATTATAATTAGCATCCTTGTCAGGATACATTTCACCGTTTGTTGTTTCATTGTATTCAGGAAATAAGTTGTTGTTAAAATCCATATAATCAATAAATCTTCTCGTATAATGTTGAGCGATATCAGCAGCTCTTGATTTTAACATAGATATCTCTTCGACTGTAGGCTGTTCACTATTCTCTGAAGTATGTTTAAATATACCTCCATTGGATATCTGATAAGAGCAAAACGTGAAATATTCTACTTGAGAATACCATATCAACATTTCCTTTATATAATCAGTCCATAATGATTTGTAATCTGAGTTTCCTGCATCATTCATTTCATCATTGATTAATAAATTTTGCAATTTAGTATATAGCTTACCTCCTAGATAATTCTGAACATGGGTGTCCTGAGCTACCTTTATCAGATATACAATCTTCTTAGGATCTACGTTACCTTCTATTATTGAGTTCTTTTTTAACTCGTCAACACTTATAAATAATGCTTGTGCCATAGTTATTTATTCTTAATTGGATAAGCCCCCCTGTTTGGCATATCAACCGGTCTGATTGGTACTTCTTCAGGGTTAGTTGGTGAAACAAATCCTTTACTGTTAGCATCACTCTCTTCTACTCTGGTTTTCTTACGGAAAACCCTGCGCTCAAAATAATGGTGGCAATTCTTGCCCCCCTTGAATTTAAAAAGCGAGTAGTTTCTTTTCTTGTGACCTAACTCTCTGTTAATACCTCTAAAAGACATCATATTGATATCTTCCTTCCTGAAAACAATATCTCTTGAGGTAAATGTTTCCATAGCTTTACAAAACTCTCTGCTGTTACCTGCATTCCTTACTGGCATATAAGCATATCTAATTTTGTATCCAGAATTATCTTGAGCTGATTTCTTAGATGGACTAGCATCATTTCTCTTCACAGAAGAAAGATCAAATTCTAAATTATCATCTGTAACTTTTTCCCTGTGAACGATCTCCCATTCATCAGAAACAACTTCACCAAGATCCTCTAATTGACTAATAAGATCATCACCCTCTTCGTCAGAAAAATCCTCCACAAAAGTTGCAGATAATTTCTCACCAGTTTCTTCTTCTCTACGAACCTTAGTTCCAATATTATCGAGTTCTGTGAACTCAATTGGCTGTAACGTAACAAAGTATAACTTGAGGTATATATTATTAAACGACAATATCTGATTTAACCCCCTGATGATTTCTTGCTGATGAGGTCTGATTACCGTATTATCCATGATAATACTTGCAGTTCTAAGTTCCTCAGCATTGTTACCAAACCCTGTGTTATCTTTTATACCTAATAAAATAGGAGAAACAATTCTATGGCCAAGCATGATCTTTTCTCTTGCTTCATCAGACAAGAACTGATACTGTGCATGAGCATCCGGTAAGTGAATTGGTTCAATTGTAGATTGAAACTCTGCAGACTCGTTGAACTGAAGAACAAATTTACCACTATTAGAAGATCCGCCAAACTTGTCAGCAATCCTTCTCTCTATAAGTTCTTGAGCTTCCTCTGGAGGAATACCGTTATTAAAGTTAAATAACAAAGAAGGTTGTAATCCTTGCTGTATATTGTTTATGTGATAGTTACTCACCTCCTCTTCCAAGTGGCAATACTGTAAGCAACCATGATAATCTGTAGGTGGATTATAATAAAAACCAGCTTTATATGGTTTAAATATATAAACCTCTACTTTATCTGATTTAGCTCCGTTCTTAAATGTAGGTATTCTTTTAGGCTTGTCAGATGGCTTATAATCTCTCCAACAAGGATGATAATAGTATGCCTTAACAGAACCATCCTGTGCTTGTTCAGCCCTTAATGTTTCTATAGGGAAGTGCAAAACATCTACAATTTTATTCTTTGCACTATTATATATGATTTGAGCAGAAGCTTGTCCAAATAGCTTAAAATCATTTACAATTTTCTTTAGCTCGTTGTCCTTTAACAACAACTTCATATCAGAATACATTTTAGGGTTTTCAGAGCTATCTAAAGCATCTATACCCCTTCCAAAGATCATGTCTGATATTCCGTTAATACAAGTAGAATTTGTTGGAGATCCTAAATATCTTTTGAGTACATAATCAAAATATTCTTCGTTATCGTCTCCTATTGTGTAGCTAACCCATTCTTTAGTCTTTACCTCCTCAATGTTAGGTATATTGTAGCCCCCTAAGTTTATGACTCTAGTGCCCCCCTTATATTCTTTGGGAGAAGCACCAGAGGGCTTCATTTTTCTAATATTTGGTCTTTTGCTCATGTTAAACTATTATATATGTATCTTCTCCTCCTTCATATTCTGTATAATCATCAGGTGGAGACATCTTTTGTTTTTTGTCTGTTTGGCTTGTCACGTAAGCCACATCTCTGTAATATATCTTAGAGTTTGTTCTAAGTGAGAAACTAAAAATCTCATCCTCTAACAAAGATAGTGAATGATCAAAAGTGATCTTTATAGTATTTCCATTTCTAGCACTTCTCCATGTAAAATCAGAGATATCAGTACTAACATATGTAGATTGATTTGTTAGTCTAATAAAACAGTCGTTTATCACATCTGCATCAAAAGAAGATGGAATAATATGTACTGTTTGATCTGTATTTATGTTTTGTAAGCGTATCACACTTATATAACTAAACTATCCATTTTTGTTTTAAAAAAAAAGAGCTTACCGAAGTAAGCTCTTTTTAACAGAGAATATAAATAGAGAGAGATATTATGCTCCTTCAGTAGAATCTATTGTAAATCCTGTTAATGGAGAAGCAACAAACCCAGCAGGTTTAGTCTCCATTCCTGTGAATGTTAAGGTATAACCACTCATATCAGACATAGCTGCTCCGGTAACAATTGTACCGCCAGACACATCCATTCCATGCTCCTCTCCAGCAAGGAAAAAGTTTCCGTTATAATCTTCAATAATAATTCTAGGTCTGTTCCAAGCTAAAAGCTTGATTTCTTTATGATCAGCTTGAGTTAGTTTGTGAAGCTGAAGCTCTAAAACTTGCTCGAATGCAACTGTTCCGTTTTCTCTAGAAGCTTGAATGTTCTGAGTAAAAGAAGAAGTTCCTTTTACTGAATATTTATAAGCTTGTAAATCAGCAGCATTAGTACCATCCTGAACAGATGTAATAGCATCGCCATCAGCATCTCTAGTAATAGTAATTCCTAGATCATAGTCACAAAAATAAACAGCTTGAATTCCTCCTACACTGTCCTTGCAAGGTTCTAACCTAGCATCTGTAATAAAATCACACATATTTTTTTTATTTTATAGGTTAGTATTCTAATTAAGCAAGAGTGTAAAGAACTGCATCAGATCCGATTCCGTACTGAACACCAGCAGTAAATCGCATTATAATTCTTACATTCTGAGACCCATCGTAATCAGCCATATCGATTACCTTGACCTCTGACATATCCGCTAAAACTCCGGTTCCAAAGAAAAGGTTGCTCTTTTCAGCAGCTACCATATGATCTGATGGCATTCCGTTTGCTACGAATAATGGTACACCTTGAAAGTTTAATTCAGTTCTTCCAACATTGAATCTATCTAAGTAACCTAAAGTAGCTTGAGCTTGGATATAAGCTTTAGCAACATTGATTGGAACATAGATTGAGAAATCATCCTGAGAGTAGATTGTGTTAGGAACTGCAGCTAAAACTTTTTCTAATTCACCTACTACGTTACTAGCTGTAATAGAAGTTTCTGTAGTTGTAGCGTCAATAACATCTGAATCTGCAGCCATCAAAACTGTTAATCCATCGAACTCACCCTCTGTAGCGTTAACACCACCCCAGATATTTTGTTCCATTTTTTGAGCTACTTTTGCAGCAGCGTGTCCTACTAAGAAATCTGCGAAAGATGTAGGTAGATTATCGTGAGCTGAGAATCCTTGCTCAACAGACAACCAGTCACTATGGAAATCTTTCTTACATAATTCCAAGTTTACTTGAAACTCTTCTGGTTGAAGAATTCTTTCAGTAAGAGTGATAGTTGATGTTCCGTTGAAATCACAGTCAGCATTCTTAACGATATCATCGCTAGAAATCTTCTTCATCACTTCTTTGTACTTGATGTTTGGTTTTACTTCAATACCACCGTTTTGGATAGTATTTCCGCTTAACAACGCAGCTGAGATGATTTTTTTTCCGTACTCTCCTGCATAGGTTGTAGAAATTGGGGTTGATAAACTATTTGCCATTTTTTATTAATTTATTTATTATCCGAATATTTTATTGAAAACAATATCTTGAGTATTTCTTCTTCTGTTTTCTGAGTACTTAAACACTTGTTTTGATTGAACAACCTCTTCAGGTGTATGAACCAATGGTTCAGTAACTTCCTCTTTTACCTCAGAAGATAACTCCTCTTTTACTTCCTCTTCTACTTGAGAAGATAACTCTTCTGGAACTACATCCTCTTGAGGATTCATTTTTTCCATTAAAGAATCATACATAGCTTTAACTTCGCTAATAGCAGACTCTAGTTCAGCTCTTTTTACATAGCTATTCATTTCATCCTCTACAGGAGCTTCTTCTGATGGAGCAGCTTCAGCTTTGTCATCCTCAGCCAACTCTACAACTTCTTCCTGAACTTCAATTTCTTGAACATCCTCTTGAGAAGAAAGAAGAACACTTTTCAGTTTTTCAACGATTTCTGTTGCTTTCATAATTTGAATTATATTTATTTAACTTATTAATTATATACTGTTGTATTTTAAGAATCTGATGCCTTACTAATCCTTCCTATTCCTTGATTAATCATCTTTCCTTTACAGCACTTTCTGCTGTATTTTCCATTCTGACATAAACAAGCTCTCTTATTATTTTTAGGGCTTGTTCTACTTGGTGTTTGTCCTTTTCTATTTATCATTTTTGTATTGGAACACAGTTAGGAACTCTTTTACCGTTCTTGTTTTTAAAACCTATCATTTCATACCCTTCTTGACATGGATTTGGGCTTGTCTCTTCGAGCTGATCTAAACCTTTTAGTTTAGACTCAACCCAATTCTTCATGCTTTTACCACCCCATAATAAATATGATATAGTACCACAAGCTTCTGGCTTACTAGCATCATAATATGCTTCGGCTCTGCTGAGGTAAGAGTAAATCCTCTTCAAAGTTGGTAACGTGAACTTTTCTTTTCGTGCTAACTGCTGTGCTCTTACTTTCCCCACCTGCGTGGCGCACTTGTTATTCACCTCTTTGTTTCTCTTAATACCAAGCTTTGCATTGTTACTCGCAGAAGCTGGATACCCTCCATAAGACTCCAACTCTACTTCTTCTAATGCAGCTAATACTTCTCTTAACTCAAACTCAGCCTGTAACTCTTCAAAACAAGCCATGCATAAATCTTCTTCTACTTCCTGTCTAGGTCTTTCTGCGTTATCAGCAAAATAGCCCTCTATGCTAAACCCTTTTACTTTTCCTGTTTTGACAAACTCTTGCCAAACATCATCATTATTCACCTTAGTAGAAACCATCCAAGTTCCAACAGGTAAGTTCTCAAAACCATAGTAATTAGATTTATCTTTTTCTGTATCCTCTATGATCCAAGACTCAACAACAGACAAGCCAATTAAATCGTAAGCGTGTTCTAATGTGCTATTGTTTTGATGACCACGAGATAAAAACACCTCTGATGCTTTTCTTACAGTATCCTCACTAAAGAAGATCTCGTACTCGTACTCTCCATCTTTCCTGAATATCTTTTTATTTGGAATAAGTGCAGGGCCCATAAGGATCCTTTTCTCTTTGTCTACCTCAGCAAGATTTAGGATCTTTTGCTCTTCGGCTTTTAATGCAATAAAATTTTCTTCGATTGCTGGGTTCTCAACTATTGAGATAGCCATAACCCCACTATTCTCTTTTTCTTCGTCTATGAATAATTCAAATACATCCATATTATTATAACAGTATTATTTTATTTTGTTTTAAATTGATGCCGACTCTTCTATATTCCTTTGTAATGATTGAGCTGAGTTGATGTCGTTTACTGTAACATATGCTTTTACAGGCTGATCAAATTTACTAGATATTGCAGTAGCTAATTGATTTTGTCCAGAAGAACCTACTACATTGAATTGTGGAGAGAAACCTCCTCCTCCACCAACAGCACCCCCTCTTCCCAGTCCTCTTGTATTAGTTTTCTTTGGAACAAACTGCTGTCTAGAAATCATAGCAACTTGAGCCAAACCAGAAGCAATTATTGTAGCAGCAACTGCAGGAGACAACCATTTAGGAACTATCGTTTTGTCTGCTAAAGCTTGTGAGGCTCCTAAGAATGTATTTATAATTGCATTAGAGATACCTGCAGCTTTTTCCTGCTGGAATCTACGCTTGTTTATTTCGTTTTCTTTCTTCACAAGTTCAGCATCATTCTTAGCAATCTCAATATTAATCTTCTTCCTTTGAGATGCGCTTAAGTTTTCGTTTCTCAAACGCTCTCTTAACAACTCATTCTTTTCAGTAGTTTTTCTTCTTTCGATATCAAGCTCCCTTTCAGCCTCAGAAGCCAAGAAATCAACAAAGGTATTTGACAGCTCTTGAAACTGTTGTAACCCAAGACTGAACTCTTCTAATCTTGATGGGCCTAGAACTGGATCTTCTTTCCTATATTCGGCAATTCCTGAAACTATGTCTGATGGAGAGGGAACTGTTAATTGAGCTAAAGGATCTAATCCTCCAATATTCTTAACTCCAGAAGCTTCTGTGAAAGCAACTCCACCTTGAGCACCTGCTAATTTAGTACTGCTCGGCTTAACATCTACTTTCTCCTTGTCAATGATTTCTTCCACCCCTTCTTTCACCTCCTGAGCCATATCCCTACCTAGTTGCCTAAATAGTATAGAGTATCTGTTTTCTATTATCTTAATTACAGAAGATGCATCTTGACCAAGCTCTTTAGCAGTTTCTTTAGCATTGTTTATCTCATCTTGTTTTTGCTTCTGTAACTGTAACCTTTTTAATCGTATAGCCTCATTGGTGTATTTTCTATACTCCTTAATATTGCCCTCAGACAAAGCTTTATCGGCTAAAGACTCAGCCTCTGCTATCTTAGTATCTAGAAGTTCTGCTTTTGCTTCTTTAAGAGACTCAGCCCACTTCTTAGTGACATCAACAACCTTCTTAGTTTCATCTTTAGATTTTTCTAAAAACTTGCTGATATCTTCCTGAATATCAAAAACAGTTCTACCCTCAACAGAGAAGTTGTTCATTTCTTTAACCCCCTGCTTTATTAAATCTAACTCATCTTCCCTTTTTATAATCATTAAAGCATAACTAGCAGCATTTGCTCCGTTATTTGCGGTAGATTTTTCTTCTAAGGTGGTTATCTCATCTTGTAGAGCTTTTATTCTGCTTTGAGAAATCTCTAAACCTTTATATTGTGAATTAGTTTCTTCAAGATACTTATTAAACTCAACACCAATATTTCTTTGTTCTCTTTGCAACTCAACAAGAGCCATACCCTTTTTAACTCTTTCGGCTTCGGTTAGATCAGTGTCGGTCATCACACTCTTTAGATCACTATTAGCTACAGCTAATGTTTTTAAAGCGTTTAGCTGTTCATCATAGCTCATATTGGTTAAATCGATGCTATTTTGAAGCCCCATTAATAAAGCAGACTGATCCATTAAACTGTCGTTCAGTCCTTTTGCATTCTTCTTAGCTTTCTCTTGCTTCATAGCAAAAGCTTCTAACAACATCACACCGGCTTGGAAAGCAATAAGAATACCTGTTGGCCCCATTAATGTTTTACCAAGAGATCTAAATGCACCTGATAATCCTTTCTCCTGTTGTACAAGAGATAGCATTAAAGCACCGAACTGTTGCATATTGTTCGCAACACCTCGAATACCGTAGTTCATATCTGATATACCTCTACCAAGTTCAAGCGCAGCAGCAGAAGCAACACCTGCAGAAGCAGATTGTTGTTGCATTCCTTTTGCAGCCATCGTTGTTCCGGTAGCTAACCTTTTTTGATCAGCCTGTAACTTAAGTATTCTCTTGTCGTATTCTAAAACCTCTTGTGAAGTTGTAGCATACTGTTTTTGTAATCTCTTATAGTAAGTTATCTCAGCCTCAATTGCAGCAAAAGTTCCTTTCTTGTGTTGATGCCTAACCTCTTCCCCTTGTGTTAAATTTCGTATAGCTTCGTACTGCCTACCAATCTCAACAGTAAGCTCTCTATACTTCATTGTAGTATCAGCAGTAGTTGCACGTTCTTTCTCTAATGCAGCAATCTTTTTTCTGTAGAAACCTTCTGTACCTGCAACAGCAGCAGCTTCTTTTTTACTTGCAGCCTCTTTTTCTTTGAGCGCAATCTTAGCCTCGTTAAGAGCAATTGTCTTTTTCCTTAAAGCCTCTTGATTCTTTGCAAGAGCAGCTCTTTGTCTCTCTAGTGTTCTTTGCTGTGCTTTAACTGCTTTCTCAAACCTCTTTAATTCAGCAGTAGATTTTTTGAGCTCTTTGTTCCTCTGAGTAATTAATGCAGAGTTTTTTCTGTTCTGAGCAGCCGATGCTTTTACAGCATCTCTCTCTGCCATCAATGCTTTGTTTCTTGCTTTTAACTTTTGCGTATTCTTTTCGAGAGTAGCAGCTCTTTTAGCCAACATCAACTCTCTCTTGTTTTGAGCAACAGCTTGTTTGTCTAGATCTTTTTTGTGTTTATCTAATACTTTACTTTGCTCTCTTTCTTTCTTGGTTAGGTTGTCGAGAGTAATCTGAAGCTCGTGTATTTTTTGTGTATAGTCATTGTACTCTTTCGTACCTGCTTTTATGTTAGACCTAATCTTTTGCAGTTCGGCCTGTGCAGTTTTATAAGCTTTCTCAGTTCCGGTAAGAACAGACTCATTCTTCTTGATTGCATCACTTAAGTTCTTATAAGTAGTCTGAAGATCTTTGATATCAGACTCTAACCCCTCAATTACAACCTTACTCTTGTCTGCTTTTATTTCTATCTCAATAAGAGCCTTTGATGCCATACTTTCTTATAATCTTTATAATTGTTTTTAATTCTTGTCTCGTTCTCGGTAATTTATTTCCTCCCATCGCAAACAATATGTCTGGATCGTTTTCCAGTTTATCATATTGAGATATGAGTTCCATTAGGTTCTTTATCATATCGTAATCAATTCAAATGCTGTTTTACCTGTACTTAAATCAACCTTCATAGAATTAACTCTAAAAGCGTTATCTTGTATCACAATTTTATCATCTAATGTTAGTGTAGATATTATACTATTTGGTAAATAGCAAGTAACCTTGACTATTCTTGACCTAGAATCAAAAATGTTTGAGATGTAATCTTCATAGAATCTTTTGAACAAGGTGTTTACTCCTGCTGGTGTATCCGTATCAGGATCTGCATCGAATTCACTATATTCGTTAAACTCTGGGTTGAAGTGTATATTATCTGTGCTTGTTGTTGTCGGTGAGTTTAACGGTATATTCATTGTGTATCCAGAAACAAACTCAGCAAGTATATCTGTGTATACATAGGCTATAGCCCTATCCAATGTTACATTTTGAGAGTAAAATAATAGTGGCTTTGATTTATGCACTGAACCTTCTATATTTAGGTTTACACCGTACTGAATACTAAGAGGATCTGTAAGATCTCTTCTGTTTATAACCCTTTCGAACTTCATATGAGCAAAGGGTACTTTTACCTCGTATTTTTTACCCTGAATTAGATTAGATAAATTATTATCGTATCTAACACCACCCCAAGAAAACTTATCCGGACTAATGGACTCCTTGTGCTGTTCTGCAAGTATTGATTTAGTGTCATCATATTCGAACATTATATTGTCGTATATCGTAGCTGTATTGATCTGCGATTTGTCACGATCAATATACTTGGTAATATCAACCGTTTCTCCAGATGCATAATAATCGCTAAGTGGAGTAACTTGTATTTCTCCATTATCTTTTACAAAAGCGATCAAGTTGAACATCTTAAATAATCCAGATATAAAATTAATCACTGTTATGTTAGGCATATTTTTAGCTACATTGAAAACAAAGAACTTGTCAAAGCTTAACGTATTTGCTGTTTTAAATGTGTCTGTAAAAACATTCTGACCGACCTGAGCGGTTCTTGTAATGCTTATTGCAGCATATATGTCATTCGGATCATCTATGGTTACATCGTTCTCATAAGTGTTTATGGTAATCGAAAGTTCATCACCATTAGTGACCTCAATCTCATGATTAAATACCAGATCTTTTTCTCTGGTCAATGTTTCTTGTATTGCACCGTTTATTTTAATATTTACATCATAATATCTACTGGCATCTGCCACCGTTAAAAAAACAGATCCTGTAGCAGTAATATCAATATTACCATCAGATCCTATTGTTCCTGTTCCTGCAGAACCTCCAACTAATGTAGTAAAGTTTACTTCGTAATCTCCTCCAGATTGAATATCTACAACATCTGTTTGTGAGTTGAGCCACATATACAATTTCTGTACATCTTTACTTGTATCCTTAAAAAAACTGTCTGATGCGAAAGTAATATTATAATCGTTCTCTATATAATCTATAAGCTTACTAAGTTTTATAGCATATTTCAAACCATATATCTTCAAACCTTGCCTAGTTTGAGAAGTGTAATGTAAATTACCTGAATCTTGAGATGGTATTCCGTAATCGTGATATAAATCTTGATCGGTAGTTATTAAAGGAACTATGTAACCAGCTTCCGGCTGGTTTGCATCATCGTGTGGTTTTGTAAGTGCTAATGAGAAATCTGTAATATCCATAGACAGATCTAAATCTGCAGATGGTAAATCAGATATTTTATCCGAACCAAAGACATCTTTCAGCTTTATAATAGATCCAAAGAAGGTAATCTTATATGAATTAGGACTACCATCTTTCATTTCTACACCATCTAACCTAATATATCCATTTTTAAATGGATAATAATTCAGCTCTAACTTAGCATCAACCAAGAATCGAACATCAAATCCATCTGTTATATTGTAATTGTAACAATGTTTAAATATCTTATTGTTGTTTGAAGAAGCTGGAACCGTAAAGCTTTGCGTATAATCCGCATTTATCTTAGCAATATCTCTGACATCCTTTAGTCGCTGTGTTATAGAAACAGACTCATCTTCAAAGATATCTAACTTCTCATATACAGTACCTGATTTTATGTAGATCTCTAGACCTCTCATTTAATATCATTTATTTTGTTGTATGCGTATTCCAATTCAAATGTGTATTGGATCAACTTGTCATTTACAATTGTTTTTATCCTTGTTTCTGAGTTTATTACGTTAACAGGAGATATAGTACCTTCCTCATCTAACCAAACCTGTTCTGAAAACATTAATTGTTTTATAGGTTCATTCATAGATTCACGTATAAAATCAGTATTTACAGATATTCTCTCATTACCTATGATGTTAAATACTTTTTTCTGATGCTCGTAAGTACTGTAAGATAAAGATCCAGTATCAAAGTTAGCTCTCTTAAAATCATCAGATGATTTAGTGACTGAAGTAGAGGATTTGAATTGAACGTAAAGCTCTTGAAGTGCTCCGTACTTATTTACGAATATGAGTTTTTTCTTGTCGTGTATGGTGCACCTTGTTTTTCTAAATGTATACACCTCATCTGATCCACCTGTAACACTAGCTGTAACAGTTTCCCCATCCTCTATGTCTGAGTTGTTTATGTAAATATATTTCAGCTTGGTAAATGAATTGTTTGTATCCGAAACAGATAAATCATTTGACATAACAGATCCTGATGGAGTATCCC